GTGGACAAATTACCAAAGGAGAAATTTATCGCAGGAAAAGACGGGGCGGTTTATGTAAATCTTACAATGAGTGTAAACGATGAAACACGATACGGAAATAACGCATCGATTATGATTAGTCAAACACAAGAAGAACGTGAAGCTAAGAAACCAAGAACTTACATTGGGAACGGTCAAGTGGTTTGGACTGATGGTAACATCGTAAAGGCTGAACGAGAAGAAGCTAAGGAAGTAGTACAAGAAGCTGAAACGAGCGACTTACCATTTTAACAAATTAGGGCGGTGTAATAACCGCCTTTTTTATTACCTTTACAAAAACAAAAATTATGGAAAATTTAAAAGAAGTAGAAAATTATTTTAATTTCAAACTAACAGATGAATGGGGTTTGCAGGATTTTTATATTTATGAAGAATCAACGGCAGACGGATATTCTGTTTATATTGCAACCGATAACAACGAAAATATTAATGTAAGCGAAGATGTTTATTATTATGATTCAGATTTAAAAGATGCTTTAGTAGAATATATTGATTATAGTTCTAAACTTAATAAAGATATTATTTATATTGACGATTTAGAAGCGTATTTTGTTTCAGAAGCAATTGAAGAACTAACCGAAATAATGGAACAACAAATAGAAGAAGCTAGAAATGATTAAAGCGATAGGTTGGCTAGTGATAGCTTACATAGTTGGGCAGCTAGGTTTAATAATAGGTAAAAAACTATTTCCAGAAGATTAATAAAAACAAAACAATACAAAACAATGGAAAAAATAACAGAAGAACAAACAACCCATAATATGCTGATGGAGTTAATAGCCGAGGAATGTGCTATTGATACATCATCAGTTATGGAGTACCCACCAACCGCTTTAAGTTTAGGGGAAAAAACTATACAGGCGAAAGGCGGTGATATTACAATGCCTATTCCAATTGGTACTTATGGCAATTTCTCATTCGTACAATCCCCCCCAAAATCGAAAAAAACATTCTTTGTAAGTTTATTAGCTTCGGTTTATTTAAGCGGTGGCAATAACTTTGGCGGTAAATTAAAAGGACATCGTGACGGACGTTGCTTAATGCACTTTGATACAGAACAAGGTCACTGGCACGCTCAACGGGTTTTTAAGCGTGTTCAAGATATGAGTAACACCAAAGAAATTGGTTGTTATCATACTTACGCTCTTAGAACGATAGGATATAAGGAACGTTTACAATTCATAGAGCATTGTTTGGAACAAAACAAAGGCAAAAACGGTTTGGTTATTATTGATGGAATTGCAGATTTAGTGTCTGATGTGAATAATTTAGAAGAATCAAATTTATGTGTTCAAAAAATAATGCAATTATCGGCTAAATATGATTGTCATATAATAACAGTAATACATAGTAATTATGGAAGCGACAAGCCAACAGGACATTTAGGCAGCTTCTTGGAAAAAAAGACAGAAAATCAAATACAACTTGAAATAAATACAGTCAATAAGGAATGGATAACAGTAAGCTGCAAACGTTCTAGAGGTTATGCTTTTGAAACGTTTAGCTTTAGCATTAATGAGTTTGGGCTGCCTTTTGTAGTTGGTGAGATATACGACCCATTAGAATACTTTGTACCAAGAACACTGACACCAAATAAAGACACATTATCAAAAAGCCCTATGTTTCACAAACCAAACGAACAAATAAAAGCACCTTTTTAATTAAAATAAATAAATGAAAATTCTTGAACTCGCTTACAAAAAACATAACGATTGGAATAATATCGTAAAAAGTTTCGGCTGCAACCCGTCAATGAGTGAGGACGTTGTAATGGAAATGTATATTCAATTAGATGCTGATGTTAAAAAAGGTTTAGACTTGTACTATAAAGACGAAATAAACCATTATTACTGCTATAAAGTTCTAAGGGGTATTTATACAAATTTATACAAAGCTAGTTTAAGACAAAAAAAGGTTTATTTAAACGACATTAACGAACTTAAAGAAATACAAGAAAGTGGTATTAATGAAACTGAATGGGCGAACCAACGTGACAAAATAGATACCATATTAGATGAAATGTATTGGTACGACAAAAAGATATTTGAAATAGTTGCTAAGGGTGTAAGCGTTGCGGAACTAAGCAGAAACACAAAAATAAGTTATTACTCGCTTTACAATACATATACAAACGCAAAGAAACATATAAAAAATAAGTTATGATTAAATTTAACTTCCCAAGTTCGTTCTGGTTAATTGCTGAGCAAATTGGATATGCTAGAGGCGTAATGAATAAGGAAAATAATAAAATTAATAAAAGGTTTGATAGGGGTGTTAAAAATAAACAGGTTGATGTTTTAGGTGTTTTAGGGGAGTTGATAGCGATAGAATATTTAAGTCAAAAAAATATAGATTTTAATTTAGCAAATCTATTAGACTTTAAATCAAGCAAGAACGCTGATTTTATATTAAAAGGTAAAAGAATAGATGTTAAAACCAATAAATACACCAAATATTCTCACTTGCTTGTAAATGAAGAAGCACATAAAAAAGGATTAAATAAAATAGATTTATATTGGTTTGTTTATATTATAGATAAAAATACTGCTGAGTTTTATTTTGTTGATTATAGCAATGTAAGTCAATGGGATTGTAAACTTATGAAATACACAAATGCATTTTATATTAAAAGAGAAAATTTATGAGATTAGGGGATTTAGTTTATTACATTACTTACTATACTGGTATTCATTGGATGGTAAAAAAAATATGGGGTGACGATTGCGGATGCGACCAAAGACGTGATGATTGGAACGATATAAATATAGAATTATGAGAATACAAGACCAAGAAGATTGGATTGACTTTAAAGCAAATGTTACTACTAAGCTAACAAAAGAACAGTACAGGCTTTTATGTACCTTACACGCTCGATATTTAAACCATAAATATCACGAGCCTTGCAGTTGTAAACCTAAAACATTAGTAATGTGGATAAAAGATATTGATAACGTATATAACAAAATCAAATGATAGAAAAAATACATAATTGGGAAAAGGCAGTAGTAACACTTTTAAACCTTGACGGTTGGAACTTAACCCACACAGGCAAAGGGAATGAGAGTTGGGATGCCACAGGCACAACACCAAAAGGACAGGAATGTGTTATTGAAATGAAATTTAGAAAAACTTATTATGACACGAAGATATTAGAAAAATTCAAACACGATAAGTTAATACAAACAGGTAAGGTTGCATTATACTTAGTAAACGACCCAAAAGGAAACTATATGTTTTGGTTAAATAATTTAAAAGGACTAAAGACAAAAGATATCTATTGTCCCGATACAACTCTATGGACTAAAAAGAAAATATTAAAGCCCTGTTATCTGTTGGAAGAAAAAGACGCTGCAATAATAAACTTAAACGAAGAAAATAAAACAGGGGTTTGGGATAGTTATTTTCAGATAAAAGAAAAAATAAATAAAAAAAATAGTTAATTATTTGTTTATAACTAAAATAAAGTTGTATATTTGTACTAACAATAACAAACTAAAACAATTATTATGAAAACTACAAAAACAGGATTACACATTGAAACAAGAAAAAACCGTATTGAAGTCTATACTAAGGCAGATTTACAGCAAAGGGAAAAAGAACTAAAAGAAGAAAGAGATTTTATTAAATTAGCAGCAGTAATTGGATTATCTATAACCTTAGTTGTTTTAGGTTTCATTTTTGGTTTATCAATATAATGACTTTACTACAAAAACAATCATACAACCTTTGGTTTAACCACATAGCTAATTTAGTTATGGAATGGAGTAAACAAAAACCTGCAAATACAGACCTTAAAAATATGGTGCAAGGTATGACCGAGATAGGACAATATGTAAACGGTTTAAATGTGGAGAATGAAGTTTTAAAAAAACGCTTCGCAATGTTAAGAGCTGATAAAAACAAACAACTTTTACAAATGCAAGAACAAATAGAATACTTACAAAACGATTTAAAAAAATACGATATATGAATTGGTTAGATAGTTATATAGATTTACCAGACGAACAAACATTTTGTGCTTGTTGCTCATCAGAAACACAGGGCGATTATTATTGTTCAACCGAATGTTTTAATTCAGATATAGAATGATTTTATTAATTGATGCAGACAGTTTAATCTTTGCTGCTTGTTATAAAAAACGAGAGAACCCAGAAGATGATAACTACTATCGAAATATAGAAGATGCTCAAGCGAAGTTTGACGAGCAATTTATGTATATAGTAAATAAACTTGAGGATATGTACCCTATCGAAAACTTAATAACGTTTAGCGGAAGCAAGGGGAATTTTAGAAAGCTAATTACAAGCGATTACAAAGCCAATAGGAAAAAACAAGAGTTGCCACCTTTATTAAATGAGATGCATCAATACGTTAAAGACCAATACGGAAGCGTTTGGGGTTATGGAATTGAAACTGATGATATGGTTGCTAGATATTGGTACGAGTTATCAAACGAAATAGGGCGTGATAATGTTATGATAGTAAGCATAGATAAAGACTATAAGCAGTTTCCTTGTCTTATGTATAACTATCACTATAAACACAAAGAAGTTTTAGATATAAGCGAGGACGAAGCCTTATATAACTTTTACGAACAAATGATAATCGGAGATACTGCCGACAACGTTAATTATTTTAAAGGTAAAGGAAAAAAATTTGCAGAAAAATACTTAGCTGATTGCGACACTAAATATCAATATACAAAAAAGATGTACCAATTATTTAAACAAGAGTACAAAAGCAAAGCACGACAAAAATATGCAGAGTGCTACCATCTTTTAAAACTTAGGACAGAATGAGAATAATTATAAATATAAACAAAACATATTAAAAAAACAAACGATAAAATGGAATTAGATATTAAAGGTAATTTAGAGTTAAAGAATCAAGAATTTTTTTTAAATATGACGAAAACACCTCCAATATCTTTTGAATTTAAAGAAAGAATGTTAAAAAACATTACTAAACTTTTATTAAAAACAAACGATAAAATGGAAATAATAAGAATCAAAACAGTAATATTTCAATTAAATGAAATAAAACCAAAATTATGAGATTATAATATAGATTAAATAAATAAATAAAATTATGAGAGCAACTTATTTACATTACGAAAACGGTAAAGGCTATGATGTTATAGACTTTATAAAAGATTATGAACTAAACTTCAACAGGGGGAATATAATTAAGTATATTTGCAGAAGCGGAAAGAAAGACGATGAATTAAAAGACTTAGAAAAAGCAGCAGATTATTTAAGGCGTGAAATAGAATACCTTAGGGAACAACAACAACAATGGATAGAAAAAAACAAATAGAATATTATAAACAAATGGAACAAAAAGAACTAGAACATCAAGAACAGGTAAGAGGAGTACAAGACGAACCAATAAACGACAGGCACTTAGCGTATTTAAAATGTGTATTGATAAGTCAATTACTACTAGAAGCAAATGACGAGTTAAAAGGCAGTAAAGCATTTAAACAAAATGTAAAGTTACAAGTAAACAAAACAAGTAATATTTTAGAAAACGTTTATCAAGAGGGTTTTAATGTGGTTTACAACAACAACCCCGAAATGTGTACCAATGTATTAAATAAAATAGATAGTTTAATACATAAAATAAAAGTATCCAC